TGGGGTTGGCAAAAGCCACCTAGCATATTCAGCACTTAAAGCCTTGTCTGATCACACGAAAAAGATGGGGTTATTCATCAACGTGGTTGACCTGTTAGCCAAAATCAAAGAGGATTTCAGTCTTGAAGCTGAATATATCAGACGCATTTCGGAAGCTGAATGGCTAGTGCTCGATGATTTGGGCACTGAAAAAGTGACAGAGTGGTCTAACGGTATCTTGTACAGCATTTTAAACAAGCGTACCAAGACTATCATCACAACCAACTTAAGCCCACGGGACATCATGGGCACTTATGGAAAACGTGTTTATTCACGGGTATTCAAAAAGACAGGACTTGGAACAACGAATGAACACGTCTACCAATTCAAGACACAACAAGACAAGAGGATGATGCTTTGACAGAAACGGAAGTAAAACTAAAACTCTTTGAAGACTACGAGCGTATTCATGGACTTGTGTTTTCAGAGGAACATAAACAGAAAATGATGAACGAGCTAGACTTATATTCATTCATCGAGAAAATTAACGAATATATGTATTTCGCTAAGGAATCAACGCAGATTTTTAGCGCACACTAAAAAACCTCTCTAAAATCGATTTTAAGACGTGTGTTTTGCTCGGTGGTATAAATAGACTACGACACCGTTAAAATTGCACTACACCCCCTTAAAATGCGAAATAAGGGCATTCAAAACAAAAAGGAAGACAAAGACATGACAAATCAACTTGCACACAAAGATTTTTTCAACACACCAGCAGTAAAACAGAAATTCCAAGAGGTGTTGAATGGCAACGAACGACAATTTACGGCCAGTCTATTGTCAATTGTGAATAACAACAATTTACTAGCACGAGCAAGTAACACTTCGATTATGACGGCAGCGATGAAAGCGGCGGTATTAAATCTACCTATTGAGCCAAGTTTGGGTTTTGCTTATATCGTGCCATACAAACAAGACGCACAATTTCAATTGGGTTATAAAGGACTTATCCAGCTAGCTATCCGCTCCGGTCAGTTTAAAGCTATCAATTCTGGCAAGGTCTACAAAGCACAATTCAAATCTTATGATCCACTATTCGAAACACTGGATATCGACTTTACACAACCAGAAGATGAGGTGTATGGCTACTTTGCAACTTTCGAGCTTGTGAATGGGTTTAAGAAATTGACTTTCTGGACAAAAGAACAAGCTGAATCACACGGGAAACGCTTTTCAAAGACTTACGCAAGAGGGCCTTGGTCTACTGATTTTGACGCTATGGCTCAAAAAACCGTACTCAAGAGCATTTTGAGCAAGTATGCCCCGCTTTCGACAGAAATGCAAGAAGGACTTATTTCGGACAATCAAACTGAGGAAGTTAAATCTGATCCTATTGATGTTACACCAAAAAACGAGGACACCCAAACGCTTCTAGGCGACCTTATGAGTGATGAAGCTGAATCTGAAACAGAAAAAAGTGTAGATTCTGAAACTGGTGAAATCATCGAAGAAGTCAGCTTGTTCGAAGGCGATTCAACCAAAATCAAAGAGGTAGAAAATGACTGAATTAACAATCTTGACGGATGATAATTATTATTCTGACAAAACCTATATGTCTGTAAGTCGTTTCAAGGAATACATGAAATGTGAAGCCAGAGCCAAAGCTATCGATGATGGTATTTGGGAAGATGAGCGAGATCAAAAACCTTTACTTTTCGGGAATTACGTTCATAGCTATTTCGAGAGTGAGGAAGCTCACGAGAAATTTAAAGAGGAGAATAAAAAGGCTTTGTTCTCAAGTCGCAAACCTTACGGATTGCTATCTGATTTTAAACTGGCTGAAAAAGTTATCGACACGCTTAAAGACGACGCACTTTTCAATAATCTTTATCACGGAAAAAAAGGCGACAAAGTTGAAAAAGAAAAGATTGTCACTGGTTTTATCGCCGGCGTGCCATTCAAAGGCAAACTTGATAGTATCAACTTTTCAAAAGGCTATGTGGTCGATTTAAAAACCATGAAATCCATCTGGACTAAGGAATGGTCAGAGGAATTGCGTGCCAAAGTACCGACGGCAGTCAATAATATTCTAGGGTTTCAATACCATGTCCAGTTAGGAACTTATTTAGAGCTCCTACGACAAATGGATTATCCAACGTATAAACCGTTTATCGTGGCAGTCTCGAAAGAAAAACAACCAGATAAGGAAATCATCGAACTTACTGAAGAATGGCTTGCAGAGGGGCTAAATTACATCACAGAGCACGCTCCGAGAGTCTACCAAGTATCGCTCGGAAATGAAGAACCTAAAAAATGTGGGCATTGTGATTTCTGCAAATCTCAAAAGAAATTACACGAAATCTTAACGCTGGATGATTTCTTAAACATCCAAGAGTAAATGAAAGGATAGAACATGATTAATTCAACCGTGCTAGTTGGCCGCCTAACCCGTGACCCAGAACTAAAATACACGACCAGCAATATTGCAGTAGCTACATTCAGCCTAGCTGTTAACCGCAACTTCAAGGACGCTAACGGCGAGCGTGAAACAGACTTTATTAACTGTGTTATCTGGCGTCAGCAAGCTGAGAATTTGGCTAACTGGGCTAAAAAAGGCGCATTGATTGGTATTACTGGACGCATTCAGACTCGTAGCTACGAGAATCAGCAAGGGCAACGAGTGTATGTAACCGAGGTTGTCGCTGAAAACTTCCAAATGCTGGAAAGCCGAGCGGCGCGTGAAGGTGGCAATGCTAATCAAGGTAACACATCGGGAGCGTTTGGCAATGACAACGGCTATGCAGGGCCTTACGGGCAACAAGGGCCAAACTTTGCAAGAGATAGCGGACCTTATGGGAACAGTAACCCTATGGATATCCAAGATTCAGACCTACCCTTCTGAGGTGCAGCATGAAAATGACTTTAAATATCGAGCCTAAACCTCAAACAAGGCCACGATTTAGCAAGTTTGGAACTTATGAAGACCCTAAAATGAAGGCTTGGCGTCGTCAATGCTCGCAACTTATCGAGCAAGAATATGACGGGCAATTCTTTGACGGCCCGATTATGGTTGATGTCACCTTTTACATGAAAGCACCTTTGAGCGTATCAAAAATGCCCACGCCAAAAGCTAGAGCTAAAACGTGGGATACATTCAAGAAATTCAGGGCTGAAAGGCTTTGGCATGCGAAAATCCCGGACGTTGATAATCTGGTCAAATCGCTCTTTGACAGCATTTCAAAAGCTGGTTACAACAAAGTTGATAAGAAAGGTATCGTCTGGACGGATGACAGTATTGTTTGCGATTTAAGAGCTCGCAAGAAGTACAGTCCTAACCCACGCATAGAATTTGAAATCAAGGAGCTCGAATGAATAGCAGATATAAGGACAAGTTGGTTGGTGTATACGCACCGGGCAACTATGGACATACTAGCGTATTAGATCAGACACAAGCGTTTTCAAGGTGGTTTTGGTCTAACCGGAAGGATATGGAGCTTATTAGCATAAAGCTAGGCATCGACATTAAGAAGCTCAACCGCATTCTTACGTTGGAACAACTGCCGGATGAAGACTTGTTAAGAAAGATGGTCGAGCTATGCAAGTGAAAGAGTATGCCTTATACAAAGGCGAGGAGTTATTGGCGATGGGAACTAAGCGTGAAATAGCTGAGCAATTAGGGGTATCGGATAGCACCGTTGGTTACTATGGCACACCAGTATACGCTCGAAGAACATCGGGCAATGGAAGGAGGTTAATCGAGTTATGAAATACAAAGTAATCGTATATTTCGACAATGTGCCAGATAGCGAGCATATCTTTAACAACAAGAACGACGCTATCAACGAGCTACATCGCTTAAGAGGTGTTAAATATCGTAATTCTAGGATGTACACAGTGGAAATGGAAGAGGTAGAAGGATGATTAAAACTAAATATTTAGTAACTAGCCAAAATTTTCTTGATCCTGAAGAAATTGATGATTTAATTAATGATTTCTTTGAAGAAAATCCAGATATTGAATTAATTGATATCAAATATCAATCAAATATTTCTGCTATTGCTGATGGTGGTGTTAGTGCCACTTACTTTAACAATTCAGCTTTGATTATCTATAAGGAGGAAATTAACGATGATGAACAAGGATGAAGTAGTACAGAAATTATCTAAGGTAGCACGTATTTCGGTAGCTTATGCTGAGGATTTATATGACTCGTCCTTCCCTAAACCAGTAGTGCCGCAATTCGTGGCAGATTGGTATGAGGAACATAAGGACGATTTCGAAGTAGAACTATTTCAATGTATCAACGAGGTTGCGGAAAATTACGACAGCGCCTCATCAAGTAAATTCGAGGATTGGTTGATGTCTGAGGATACCGAAGTAATCAAAACCCTTATTAACATGCACCAGTTTGGGTATGAGGTGGAGAAAGAACCTAGATATACGGTTCGAATTAAAGGGGTTGATGGATACGCTACCCATCTCAATGAAAATGTATACAATCATGAATGGTTTTTTGCATCAAATAACGAAATTAAAGGTTATAGAATCAAACACACACGCAAAGAGCTAGAATCAAACGGTTTTGGCTGGGTATTCTCTTGTGAATGTGTGGAAGTGAAAGAGGTAACGGATGAATAACCTAATTACTAAAATCAACGAGTGGGCTGACAAACGCGGCCTTAAGCAAGCTGACCCAAAGATCCAGTGGATGCGAATCACGGAAGAAGTCGGAGAAATTCGAGACGTACTCTTGAAACCAACTAAATTCACGGAACCGCAAGCAGCACTTAAGGACGCTATCGGGGACACGTTGGTAACGATTATCGTATTGGCACATCAATTAGACCTCGATGTAACTGAGTGTCTAAGTATTGCTTATGAAGAAATCAAGAACAGAAAAGGAAAGATGGTAAATGGAACGTTTGTTAAAGAAGACGATTTATAATGACCTAGCTATTGCTACCGTGTTACTTATGGTGTCACTAGCCATCAACGTGACCACTATCCTACGAGTGGTTAATAGACCTATCGAGACAGTGGTTATCCATAAGGCAGATAATGCAGTGGAATTACATGGAAAGGTCACTGGAAAATCTATGGTAGGAAAACTCTACACGCTCGATTGTGGGGCGTATGGTAAGTTTCTAGTGAGCAAAGAGCAGTACGATAGCGTGCAAGTCGGGGATGATATCCCGAGTTATTTAAGGGGGCGAGGACAATGATACCTAAATTTAGAGCGTGGGACGAAAAGAATAAAGAAATGTTTAAAGACACTTTTGCAGTTACTGAAAGCGGGGAAGTTGTAACGGTTGAGCAGGATTTTATCACAAACGCCCCAGATTATATCTTCGTAGACCATCTAACCATCATGCAATCAACTGGACTGACTGACAAAAATGGCAAAGAAATCTTCGAAGGGGATGTAGTCAAAATGGCTAAGAATGTCTATTCTGAGCCAACTTATTACGAAGTTGTAAGACATCGAGGCGGAGCATATCGCCTTGAATCTAAGCAATACGGATGTGAATTGTGGCTACGACATACCGACTGCGAAATTGCAGGGGATATATACGAGAATCCGGAACTGGTAGAAGTAAGCTCATGAACGTGAGATACAAATATTCCGGACTGACCGAGGAATTATATCAACGGTTGGTCAGTGAGCATGAAGCACTCAAACAAGCACATAAAAAAGGCTCTTATAAGCAGTTTTTCCAAGATGTGAAACAGTGCAGTGAAGTACAAGCTCGTATCATTTATCAAGCGTTTAATAGTGCAGTGGTGGAGCGTGCGAGGATATCACCGGCAACTGTCGATAGACTGGAAGGCATTATCTCCGATGAACTATTCGACGACCTTCAAGATTATCTGTCTACGCACTATACAAGAGGTAAAACCACTAAACCAGTTTTGAATAAAACCAATGCTGGACTGCCAGAGGGGCTGTTTAAACGGTTTCGTAAGGAAGTGGAAGAACTACGCAAGGGACATTCTAACAATCTAAATAACTACATTAGAGACGTCAAGGACTGCGACCAGAAAAACGCTAACAGAACCCAAAACGCCCTTAATCTGTGCTATGCGGAGAAAGCTGCTCTAACGCCTTTAAAAGCTATTCAAATGGAAGGGCTACTTTCAAGAGAGTTATTCAGCGAGATTATTGATTATGTCTTCAATAACTATGAATGGGCCGAGAGATTGGATGATGAAGTTGACCGCATCATACTTAAATATCGCACCAAGGGCAAGGTTGGACGTAATAAAATCACGGTCAGAAAAGCCTTATATAAAGCCTATGCGTTAGGCGTGTAGCTAGAACGGTTTACGAGGGTTCGACTCCCTTGCTAGCTATTGTCTGTCAAAATATCCAAGAGACACTTTTTAACACCCGTCGAGCTGACAGACCTCGGCACCAAAAATCCAGTAAATAAACAATTAGAAACGAGGAACCTTTTTTATTTCATTCACAAATCTAAAGCGCCTTACTGGTGACGTGATTATTCAAGGCTTTATGCCTGCAATGCGAAACTGAAATCTCCATAATTCTACTTACTTTATTCTTGTATTATTTCAAAAAAAGGAGGAAAACCTCCAAAATGATTTCTATATCGCAGACTGGAATGGTTTTATAAGAGGTTCGATTCCTCTTGCCAGTCGTTAGTCTGTCAAACACTAACTTTTAGTGGCTTGAACACTTTTTCAACACCGGGCAAGCTGACAGACCTTGTCCAAATAAACCCAGCAAATTTAAGAAAAAAGGATGTGAAAACCCCTCTTTCTTATTGATATCTTGCATTACTAAAACAAAGCCAAAGACTTTGCTGGTGTCGATGGCTAGAAATGAGGTGATAAATAGCCCAAGAACAAATACATCAATCTTTTCATAAATCTCTTAATGTTTCTTGAGCCAAAATAAAAAAAGACCGACACAATGGCCGGCACTCTTTGAACACGATATAACTATTATATCACACAAGAGGGGTGTCATGGCAAGTATCAATCTATTTGCGGAAGTAGATAAAACCGCAACTAAAAAGAAAGCTATAAAGGTGCTAAGAAGGTATCGCATGCTAACACGGATAGCGGGCTTGGAATACGCCCCTAAAGTGACAGCTTCATTCTCGTTAGAACCCAAATCATTCGACGGCATGGTCCATAGTCAGACTGAAAGCATAGTTACACGCAAGGTAGCCGCTGAGCAAGACTTACAAGCTATTGTTAGAGCTATCAACGCATTATCAGATAGGCATTACAGCCAGATATTGATAGAGTGTTATTGCAGAAATAGAAAACAGTACAACATTGAAGTCTATATGGACCTTGGATATTCTGAAAGTGAATATTATCGAATGAGAGAACAGGCAATTTTGGAGTTTGCGGAGAATTACCGCAACGGAGAATGTCTTGTATTTCTGGGAGATTAAGACGAAGAAAACACTTGATAAGTGTTAGAATTTGAACGTTTGTTAGCGATATAATATTAGTATTGATAATTATAGCTAGACAACTCATTTTGTGGGTTGTCTTTTTTATGCACAAAAATCTAGCAGTGAAGGAGGTGGACATATTGTGCTAAATCAACGACAAAAGCTATTTGCTAGCGAGTATATCAAGCTAGGTAACGCCACACAGGCAGCTATCAACGCTGGATATAGTGAAAAGACGGCAGGGCGTATCGCTGGGCAAAACTTGAAAAAACTTGAAATTAAACGTTTTATCCAAGCTGAAGTCGAGAAGATGTATGATGAGAATATCATGGATGCAAAAGAAGCCTTGTCCATCCTATCCGACATTGCTAGAGGAAAACGGGATGAAGAAGTCTTGATGATGAATCCATTGACTGGTGAAGTTGAGAGGCTTATGAAGAAGGCTGACAACAATACAGTTATCAAGGCGATTGTTGAAATCTTGAAACGCTATCCAACGGCTAAACAGTCCGAGAAATTGGAGCTTGAGATTAGAAAACTAAGAGAACAACTTGACAGCGGTGTTGAAGGCACAATGAACCTCAACATTGTCAACGCATGGGAGGATATTCCAGATGGCAACGATTGATATTCAGAAGAATGTTAACCCTAATTTCAAGGTAGTGTGGCAGTCGCAAAAGCCTTACAACGTCTTAAAAGGTGGTCGTAACTCTTTCAAATCCTCGGTTGTCGTGCTGAAGCTCGTCTATATGATGATTAAATACATCATGGTTGGTGAAAAAGCTAACGTGGTAGTCATTCGTAAAGTAGCTAATACAATCCGTGATAGCGTGTTTAATAAGGTTCAATGGGCCATTAGTCTATTTGGTCTGGATAGCCAGTTTAGAGCTACTGTGAGCCCGTTTAAGATAGTCCATAAGCGTACTGGTTCGACATTCTATTTCTACGGGCAAGACGACTTCCAAAAGCTGAAATCAAATGACATTGGGAACATTATCGCTGTTTGGTATGAAGAAGCAGCTGAATTTAACGACGCCGAGGACTTCGACCAGTCAAATGTCACTTTCATGAGACAAAAGCACGATAAAGCCCCGTTTGTGCAATTCTTTTGGTCTTATAACCCACCTCGCAACCCTTATAGCTGGATAAATGAGTGGTTTGAGGACATCAAGACCAACGACAACTATCTAGCGCATTCAAGCACATATCTTGACGATAAGTTAGGCTTCGTGACTGAACAAATGCTTGAGGATATCGAACGCATTAAACAGAACGATTACGACTACTATCGCTATTTGTATCTAGGTGAAGCGGTTGGGCTTGGTAACCAAGTCTATAACATGAGTACGTTCCACGCTATCGACAGTTTACCAACGGATGATAGACTTATCGGGATATCTTTCGCAATGGATACCGGACACCAGCAATCAGCTACGGCATGCGGTGCTTATGGTCTGACTGCAAAAGGTAATGTGACTCTGTTAGACACGTTCTATTACAGCCCCGCTGGTCAGGTTGTTAAGAAGGCACCTAGCGAATTAACTGTAATGGTTAGCGACTTCATCGACAAGGTGCTCAAACAGTATCGAGTGCCAAAACTACGCATGACCATTGATAGTGCAGAGGGTGCACTTCGTAACCAATACTTCAGAGATTTTGGCGAACGATGGCATCCAGTTGCTAAGAAGAAGAATCAAACCATGATAGACATGGTTATCAGTCTGTTAGCTGAAGGGCGTTTCTATTATCTGGATATCCCAGCTAATAAGATATTCTACGAAGAACACAAGATGTATCGCTATGATGAGAAGACGATACACACAGACGACCCTAAGGTAATCAAAGAGGATGACCACACAGTCGATGAGTTTAAATATTTCGTTTTAGATAATGCTAGAGACCTCGGTCTTAAAGCATAGGAGAAAAAAGAATGGGTATTATACAGACCATTAAGGACTTTTTTAAAAGGAGTAATTATGTGATGACTAATCAAAGTCTAAACAGTATCACCGACCACCCTAAAATCGCTATATCACCAGAAGAATACAGCCGTATCATGGACAATCTACGCTATTTTGCAGGGAGTTTTGACCGTGTGAGCTACCGAGATAGTAACGGGACAGATTTGAAACGTGATTTCAACCACTTGCCTATCGGACGTACTGCATCGAAGAAGGTTGCCAGTCTGGTATTCAATGAGCAAGCTAAGATTCAAGTCGATAACGAAACGGCTGACACTTTCATCAATGAAACGCTTAAGACTGACAGATTTAGCAAGAACTTTGAACGCTACCTAGAGTCATGTCTGGCCCTCGGTGGGCTTGCAATGCGTCCATACGTTGATGATGACCGTGTAAGAGTGTCATTCGTGCAAGCACCAGTATTCTTGCCGTTGCAGTCAAATACTCAAGATGTATCAAGTGCTGCAATCGTGACTAAAACGCTTACGACGGAAGGCCAGAAAGTAAAATACTACAGTCTGATTGAATTCCATGAGTGGAGCAAAGAGACTTACACAATCAGTAATGAGCTATACGAGTCTGAATCTAAAACCCGTATCGGTCAACGTGTACCTTTATCAATGCTCTATGAGGATTTAGAGGAAACTGTCACACTCAATGGCCTTACAAGACCACTATTCACGTACTTAAAGCCACCAGGCATGAATAACAAGGACATTAACAGTCCTCTAGGCTTGTCTATCTTTGACAATGCTAAAACTACGATGGATTTCATCAATACGACTTACGACGAATTTATGTGGGAAGTTAAGATGGGTCAGCGTAGGGTTGCAGTACCTACTCAAATGATTAAGACTGAGTACGATACAAGCGGTGAGAAGGTCACAGTCAAACGTGAGTTTGAAACTGGTCACAATGTCTATGAACAGTTTGACAGCGGGGATATGGATAAAGGCATTGGCATTACTGACCTTACCACTGATATCCGTTCGGATGACTACATCAAAGCTATCAATAAAGGATTGAGCTTATTTGAAATGCAGTTAGGTGTGTCCGCTGGTATGTTTAGCTTCGATGGCAAGAGCATGAAGACCGCTACTGAGGTAGTGTCAGAGCAATCAGACACGTATCAAATGCGTAATTCTATCGCTACTCTTGTCGAGCAGTCGTTAAAAGAGCTTGTAATCTCAATCCTAGAGCTTGCCAAGGTCTACAATCTCTACACTGGTGAAATCCCAACAATGGATGAAATCAGCGTGGACTTAGACGATGGTGTATTCACTGATCGTAACGCTGAGTTTGATTACTGGTCTAAGATGGTAGCGTCTGGATTCGCACCGAAGGTCATGGCTATTGAGAAGACCCTTAACGTGACCGAAGAACAGGCTCAAGAGATTTACCAAACTATCAATAACGAAACTATGATAAGTGCTAATAGTTTTAGGACGGATGAAGAGGTCGATATTTACGGGGAGTGATAGGCTATGGCTAAGAAGAAGCGTATCAAACTAAACGACCAGCAACTAATGTTGATGGCTGATAATGTTTCAGACATCTACCGACAACTATGTAACGACCTGTTCGATAATGTGGTTGAGAGATTACATGACCGAGGAACTTACTACCTTGACCAACAACCTTATCTTTGGCAACTAGAGAAGATGGCAGACGTCGGGATGCTGAATGACCACAATATCAAGCTCATTGCTGAATATTCTGGCATTGCTGAGAAACAGATTAGATACATTATCGAGAATGAAGGCTATCAAGTCTATAAAGATACTCATGCTCAGTTAAAATCGAACGCTTACAATTATCAAGTCATGAAAGACCTTATCAGCTACTCTAATCAAGCAATTCACGATGTCCATAATCTTATTAATACAACCTTGCCAAAGAGCGTGCAAGCAACGTACAAGGACATTATCGAGACTACGGTAGCTAAAGTAATCACTGGTATGGCTACACCTCAGAAAGCCCTTGATGAAACGATAATGAAGTTTCAAGAGCGAGGTTTCTATGGCTATACTGACAGAGCAGGACGCAGACAGAGAGCCGACGCTTACGCTAGGACGGTCATTAAAACGACTGCTAGACGTACATTCAATGAAATGCGAATGAGACCAGCTCAAGAGTTGGGAATTGATACGTTCTATTATTCCATTAAGGCAGCAGCCAGAGAAATGTGTGCACCCCTCCAGAATCAGATAGTTACCACAGGTCAAGCTAGGACTGAAGAAGGTGTTAAGATATTCGCCCTCGATGATTATGGCTACGGCAAGCCCGGAGGGTGCCAAGGCATTAACTGCGGCCATACCATGACACCGTTTATTCCAGGCGTCAACTACATGCCAGACATTGATGATGATTTGAAAGGCTTGACTGAGGAGCGAGCTATCGAGAACGCTAATATCCAGAGTAAACAACGAGCAATGGAAAGAGCTATCAGAGCGTCTAAAGAGCGTCTACACGTTGCCGAAACGATGCACAATGATGAATTGACCGCAAAATACAAAACAAGGCTTACAGAGCAAAAGAGAGCCTTGAAATCGTATGTTGATAAATACCCGTTCTTGTATCGAGATAGAGAGCGTGAGAAATACCACGACGACCCATTGGCTAAGACTCGTGAAGCCATTAGACAACGGGATATATTGGCAAAAAAACACGCTTAAAAAATGTAAACTAGTATTATTAACAATACTACGTATAGACATGGATTATAGAGAAAGCTGGTGATCCAATTCTTGACTCGTAGGAACAGACTACCAATAAAACCGTATCAATTTGATGCGGTTTTTGTTTTGCCCTGGAGCATGGCGTAAAACTGTCTAATTCAGTCCCTTGGACGTAAAACAAAGGAGTTTTAAACATGAGTTTGAAACGTGACATGTTAGTTGAAGCTGGTATTACAGATAAAGCAGTGATTGATTCCTTAATGAATGCGTACGGTTCTGGGATTGAGAATGCGAAAGCACAAGCTAAGTCTGAATTACAAGCTGAAAACGACAGCCTTAAACAACAACTTGAGCAACAAAGCCAAGCACTCAACGACTTGCAAGCTAAAGAGGGAGCAAGTGAGGAACTCAAGCAACAATTGACGGACTTACAAGCTAAATTTGACACTTACAAGACTGAGAATGAAGCTAATCTTGCCCAAGTTACCAAATCAAACGCTATTCGTCTAGCTTTGAAGGATGTGGATGCTCACAATTCGGATGACCTTGCTAAATTCATCAATTTTGACGAAATCGAACTTGATGAAGCTGGTAAACCTAAGTTAGACAAGGTTATTAAGGGATTGAAAGAGACAAGCCCATATCTTTTCAAACAAGAGGAACAGGCAGCACAACCTAAAATCTTTGCTGGTGGCAACCCAGCTGCTAGTCAGAACGGCCTGACCAAAGAAGATTTTAAACGTATGGGAATCAATGAGCGTCAAGAACTCTTTGATAAAGACCCAGAACTATACCAACAATTGAAAGGATGAATAATCTATGGTTCTAGGAACTACTACGACTGCACAAGTCATCAATCCGCAGGTAATGGCTGACATGGTTTCAGCTAAATTGCCTAAACTTATCAAATTCACACCACTCGCAGTAGTGGAGACAACTCTTGTAGGTCGCCCAGGGGACGAACTTACAGTGCCACAATGGACTTACTCTGGTGATGCCACTGAAATCACTGAAGGTCAATCAATCCCAATCGACCAACTTGGCACTAAAGAAACGAAAATGAAAATCAAGCAAGCCGGTAAAGCTATTGAAATCACTGATAAGGCTGCTTTGGTCGGACATGGTAATGTTTACGGTGAAGCTACTAATCAGATTGCCTTGGCTATCGCTAACAAGGTTGACAACGACATCGTTGAAGTTGCCAAAACTGCGACTCAAAACATCACCGAAGCTCCTATTTCAGTAGCTAATATCGACAAAGCCTTGGAAATCTTCGCAGACGAAGAAGACGCTCGCTATGTCGCTCTTATCAATCCAAAGGACGCTATCAAATTGCGTGCTGACGCCGGTCAAAACTGGCTCAAAGGTTCAGAAGTTGGTGCTGATGTTGTCGTTTCTGGCACTTTTGGAGAAGTCGCTGGGGTGCAAATCGTTCGAACTAAGAAAGTTGAAGAAGGAAAAGGCTTCCTCGTTAAAGTATCTTCACTTCAAACAGATACAGACGACGATGCTAAATATGGCGCATTCGTGATCAACTTGAAACGTGATGTCATGATTGAAAACGACCGTGACATTTTGAAGAAAACTACTGTCTATTCTGGTGATGAATACTACGGTGTTTATCTCTACGATGATTCTAAGGTGGTTAAGTTCGGAGGTGCCTAATGGGTATGCTGATGCGTCGCCATTTGGGCGACAATGAACCTACTCCCGCTACTGAAACAGTAGAGGAAGTGGTTGAAACACTAGAAGACAAGACCGTTGCTGATTTGCGTGTAATCGCTCAACAACGAGGTTTGACTGGTATTTCAACACTTACCAAAGCGGAGCTTGTAGACCTCCTAAAATAACAGAAGGAGGTGGTTAAATGACATATTTAACCGAAACAGAATTTCTAAAACTTGGTTTTGAAGACGTAGAAGACTTTGAAACGCTAGCAGCTAGAGCTAAGCTCATTGTTGATTTATATATCAAAAACTTCTACGATTTCACCGATTTTGAAACAGACTTTGAACCACGCAAGCAAGCGGTGAAGAAGGCGGTAGCTTATCAAATCGCTTATCTCGATTCAAGCGGTGTGATGACTGCCGAGGATAAGACTTCACTAGCAAGCATGACCGTCGGACGTACTCATGTAAGCTATCAGAACGGCTCTAAGTCGTCAAACGGTGGCCAGAAGTATAATCTATCCCTCGACGCTCTAAACTGGCTGACATTGGCTGGTTTTGGCTGTAAGGCGGTGGGATATGATAGATAAACGCATGTTAGTTGATACTGTCACTATTCAGAAACCAATGGGAGAGAAGGATGCTTGGGGAAAAGTAATATATGATGAGCCCAAAACACTTAAACCCGTTAGATTTGATAGGGCCGTATCTCACACTGGCAGTGGTCAAAATCGAACTGAGAATAATTTCTCGGTTCTTTTGATTTATCCGAAATACACACCCATTGAGTTGGATGATAGTTGGTTGAATGGTCGAGTAAATGACACTCACCGAGATTACATCATTCGGAAAATTATCCCTCAGTATCATCCGTTTAAGCATACAATCCTATGCTATGAAGTCGAGGTGATTTGATGGGCGCTGATGTAACTATCAAGGTAGACTTGCAGGGCCTTGAAAAGAAATGCAGTCCTGAAGCGGTCAGACGTGGTCAAATTGCTATGAGTAATCAAATGCTCTTGGACATGAATAAGTACACACCAGTCCAATCCGGTCACTTGAGAGGTAGCGGACACTCTAATGTTGATACGTTAGTATGGTCAACACCTTATGCAAGAATTAGGTTCTACAATCGTAGGCTTAAATTATTCTTTTCAGAGAAACAACGTAAGTTTTTCTTTGCGAATAAGGACAGACTGCTAGCACAGAAACCGAAGCCCGGCACTGGTGGGCATTGGGATAAAAAGGCTGCTGCCAAACACAGTAAACAGTGGGGACAAGTAGCAATTAGAGCAATGGGAGTTAGATAGTGAATAACAATGATTTTTCAGAGGTGTTGAAAGATTTCCTAGCTGGTCTAGGCTTACCACTAACACCTCGACTAGATTACCTAAACGAAGGTGAAGACTTGGTAATATACGCCTTGCCGGGTGGCAAAGTGGAAGACGAAGACATGGCTGGCACACAGATTCTGTCGTTGCCTTACGAAATAGCCATTAAATCTAAAGATCAACAGAAAGTCAATGCTACTCTTTGGAAAATCAACACTGAACTTTCCAAAATCGGTCTTGAATTACCAAGTTTAAACAATTCTTACACATTCTTGTCATTGAAGGTTGAGACACCGAGCCTTAACGATGTCAATGACCAAGACTATTACATTTACTTGCTTGATTTACAAGCAACTATTGAAGTAGAAAGGAGCCTTAATTAAATGGCTAAATTTAAAAATGCGATTCGTAAGCATTACATTGCACCGTTCGATTCAGAACATCCAGACACTCCACCAACTGATGAAAAATATATGTGGATTGCAAAGGGCATCAAAGAATCTGCACCAGAAAACGACGCAGAAGACGATGACGTGGCATATTTCGACGGTGATGGAACTAAAGAAAAAGTTATCACTTCAAAATCTCGTGGTCGTTCGTTCGAGGGACACCGTGACTATGCTGATAAAGCTCAAAACTTTGTCGTAGATAAAGAAGATGCCGTAGCTGACGACCTTATCGTTTGGTACAAAGAAGTTACTGCTGATGGCAAGACTTACAAAGAAGGTCTTGCACGACTTTCTGAAATCGAAGTCGGAGACGGTGAAGCGTCTGAGCTTGAAACAATCAAGTTCCAAGTTAACTGGTCACGTACACCAGAAAAACACGAAGTCGCTGCATCACCAGTAGCAGCCGCAGCAGTAGCGGGAGCTGGTTCAGAAACTTCTGGCCGTGCCGCTCGTTCTGGTACATCATCAGAAACAGGTTCACCAGTCGTAGGCGGATAATCTAACTAAATAAAACAAGATAAGACAACTAAGAGGGGGTGGGGTTTAGCCCTTCCCCTCTTTTTTCGTATTCAAAAAAGGAGAATAACAACATGGTAGTAATTAAAAAACGTAGCAATGTAATCCCTGTAGATTTCGGTGAGTTCCAACTTAATTTTCCAGTTTCAGACGGCAATATTCAACGCATGAAGGCTGTTGGTGAGGACTTGCAAGCCAAAGGGCAAGCGTTCCAAGAAACAAGCGATGAAGAAGCTCTCGGAGCGTTGAAAGCATTGGTAGAAGATGGTTTTAACCAAGTATTTGATGATGAAGAAGCGTTCAAACAAGTCTACGCATTCGCTGGTCAGTCAACAATCAATGCCATGTTCTATCTGATTGAAGCTATCAAGGGTATTTCAGAGGAATTTGAAGCCCAAAACTCAAAAGCTGCCCTCGATAAGTATTTGGCTGAGTAACCATGCTAGATCTATCACGAAAACTAACAGATAAGTTAGTAATCGATGATAAAGAGTACCCTTTAGACCTTTCATTTAACAATGTCCTAAAGCTCTTTGAAATGTGGAGAGACGAAGATGTCCCAGAGTTTGTTAAGCCGCATTTTGGTATTCGCATTTTGACTGGTGAGACCTTAGAAGACTTCACTGTCGAGGAAATGTCTGAGGTGTTTAACGAGGTTTTTGAAGAACATATCAGCCTTTCAACAGTCGAGGACAACCATGTTGAGTATGATTTGGCTGGCAATCCTATGAAGACCACAGCAAGCAATGGCAAGCAAGAGCAAGCACCTTATGACATCCGCTATGATGGTGATTATATCTACGCTTCATTCTTGCAGGCTTACGGCATTGATCTATTCGATGTTCAAGGGAAGCTTCACTGGAAAAAGTTCAATGCTCTACTTTCTGGACTTCCAGAGGGGACTAAGTTCATGGAAGTTGTCAAAATCAGAAAATGGAAACCGCAAAAGGGCGACTCGGCAGAGTATAAAGAGGAAATGCGTAGGCTTCAAAAAGATTATGCTCTCCCTTACGAGATTATCGAGGAAGAAGAATACGAAGAAGAATTTTAGAAAGGAGGGATAATCTATGGCAGATGGTACAGTCACCATAAAGGCGTTGTTCGACGGGAAGGACGCTGAAAGTGGGGCTAAACGTATCAAGGGAGCTTTGGAAGGCTTGAAAGGGTCAGCCGGTAAGGTGGGTTCGGTCTTTAAGTCTGTTCTCGGTGCCAATTTAATCGGTGGTGCCATTATGGGCGGTATTAGCGCTCTTGGTAATGGCATGAAGTCAATGGTTGGTGAGCTTAACAGTTCAACGAAAGCATGGAAGACTTTTGAAGGCAACATGCAACAGATTAACATGCCTACTGAACAGATTCAGCAAGTCAAAGGCGAGTTGCAGGATTTTGCGACAAAGACCATCTATTCAGCGTCTGACATGGCTTCTACTTACTCACAGTTAGCAGCGGTTGGAACGAAGAATACAACCGAGCTTGTTAAGGGGTTCGGTGGTCTTGCAGCAGCGGCAGAGAATCCACAACAAGCCATGAAGACCTTGAGTCAACAGGCAACCCAAATGGCAGCTAAGCCAAAAGTTCAATGGCAAGATTTCAAGCTCATGCTAGAACAAACGCCTGCCGGTATTGCGGCGATTGCGAAAGAAATGGGCATGAGTACCGCTGAAATGGTGCAAGCAGTCCAGGACGGCAAGATTAAGACTGAGGACTTCTTCGACGCCATTGCTAAAGTGGGTAACAACGACACTTTCAGCAAAATGGCCACAGAGTTCAAGACCGTTGACCAAGCTATCGACGGGATGAAAGAGTCTCTAGCTAACAAGCTAATGCCACAGTTTGAAAAACTCAATCAAATTGGTATCAAGGCAGTCGTTGGACTTACTGATGCATTAGAAAGAGTTGATATCAACGGAATTGCTGACAAGATTGGCAGCGGCTTGCAATCGCTTTGGAAAGGCTTCTCAAATACAGGAGCTTTGAAAAATCTGGGTGCAACCTTTACTTACATCTCAAGCTCAATCAAGCAGTTATTTAGCAAGATTGATGGTAGCAAGCTCATGCAGGGCATTGGCTCAGTCTTCGGTGACATTGCTAACGGTATCTCACAAGCCTTGAGTGTTGCTACGACATCAGTTAGAAGTTTCATCAGCTCGTTTGCTGACACTGGAGCATTTCAGTCGTTCAAGGCAGCGGTGCAAGATACTTGGAACGCCCTTAAAACTATCGGTTCGTCATTTGGCGAGGTGCTGGGTAGCTCACAAATGCAGTCAATCATTTCAGGTATTGGCTCAGCTCTTGGGACGCTTGTTAACTGGATTTCTCAAGGAATCTCAGCGATATCTAGGTTTATCAGTGCAATTCCGCCGGGTATCTTAAACGGTATCACTAGCGGGATTTTGGCAATGGTAGCAGGTTTCATGACTGCCAAAGCTGGTATTTCAGCGGTAGGTGTTGCATTGAAAGGGTTGGACTTCATCAAGAGTCTAAATCCATTCAAGAAGTTCGGAGAGGATGCAGCAGAAGGAACAGAGCAAGCCGCTAATAGTGCGAGACGCTCTAAATCGACAATCACTCAGTTATTCAGCGGTATATCCAACGTTATCAAGTCGTCTGGTAATGCAATCAAAGGAATCTTGACAGCTATCTTCAAAGGTATTGCTGAAACTTACAAAGGTTTCGGTCAAGGAGTGAAATACGTTTTACAAGGCCTTAAAGGATTGAATCCAGCAACATTGCTTTCATTCGGTGCTGCCGTAGCCGTTGCCGCAGTCGGAATCGGTGCAGGGATTGCATTGATCGTGGCTTCATTCTCACTATTAGCAAGCCATGCCAGTGGTGTTTCACAAATTATTGGCTCTATTGGTTCAGCGTTTGGAACTGTTGTTGAATCTATTGGTAAGGCAGCGGGGACTATCGTTGAAGCGTTCGGGACTGCCTTTGCCACCGTCGTTACGGCAGTTGGTGAAGCTGCACCAGGATTGGCTAAACTTTCACCACTTGTTGAAGCAGTAGGAACAGCTCTAGGAAATGCAGCACCATTCATTACAGCGTTTGGTAACGCTTGGACATCCATTCTAGGAACGCTACCAGCTATTATCAGTGCATTTAGCGGGTTGGTTGGTGCCATTGGTTCTGCAATCAGTCAAGTAGCTACCGCAATTACTCCGATTGTCCAAATCATTGGGAATACTATTACAGCAGTAACTCAGATTATTGCAAATGCTATCGTGGCAATCGCACCAGTGATCGCGAATTGCATTGTCCAAGTTGCTCAAGTAATCGGTCAATTCGGGCCACAGATTGCAATGGTTTTGCAAGTAATTGTCCAAGCCATTCAAGCAACGGCACCAGTCATTATGACATTGATTCAAGGGATTGTGACAGTTGTTCAAACTCTTGCACCAGTTATCAGTCAAGTGATTTCTGCCATCGTTACAGTCGTTCAGACTCTTGCACCTATTATCAGCCAAATCATTTCAGCAATTGTTACAGCAATCACTCAAATTGTGCCTATTATCACAGCTATTGGTGGTGTGATTAGTGCTGCATTCAGTGGCATTGCATCGGTTGTGTCAGCGGCAGGAATGGCAATCGCTACGGCTGCTATGGGTATCGGTACGGCTATTAGTACGGCCCTAAGTGGTGTTTCTGGTGTCATTTCCGCTGCCGGTTCAGCCATTGGTGCAGCCTTGCAGGGTATTGCTAGCGTGGTTCAGTCGGTTGGGACTTCTATCGGTACAGCGGCTCAAGGTATCGGAAACGGTATCAAATCAGCGTTTGAAGGTATTTCAAGCGTCATTACATCAGCCGGCAGTGCAATCAGTAGTGTATTGAATAGCTTAGCTAATGTGTTTAACTCAATCGGTACCGCAGCGCAAAAGGCTGGTAATGGATTCAATCAACTTGCCAATGGTGTCGTTAAGATTACCAATACCAATCTTGCGGACATGGCTGCATCTCTTGCAGCTGTTGCCAAGGGGGTTGGTTCTATCGGTGATAATTCAGCGGGACTTGCCACAGCGGGTACTGGCATGAAGAACCTTGGCGACGGCATGAGTAAGGTGTCTAGTTCAGCGTCTAGCGCTGTATCTGGTTTGACATCATTCTCGAGCACAATTACAAGTATTCAATCGTCATTCACTAACTTACAATCATTGTTGACTACGGCAGGTACTGCTTTCAGTACATTCTCAAACCAAGCTAGTCAATCGCTAGCTGGTTTAACGGCTATTGTAGCCCCTATCACTGCTTTTAGAACACAAATCATGACACTAGCACCAGCCTTAATGGTTGCTGCGACTGGATTAACTCAGTTCAGTACAGTTTCAATGACATTGACTGCTAGCATGACTTCTATCAGCTCAAGCATGACTATGTTGACTACTAGCTTAACTATGTTAGCTACTCAGTTGACTATGATCACTACGAGCATGACCATGATGGCTACTAGCTCAACTATGTTAGGTACTAGCTTAACGCTCATTGGTACGCAATTCATGATGATTGGTACTTCATTGACCATGCTAAACACTCAATTCATGATGTTTGCCACTAGTTTGATGCAAATGACATCACAGCTCATGATGGCAGGCTCAGCAGTGACCATGTTTGGCGCTCAACTCATGACTGCTCAGACTGGTTTCAGCATGGTTTCCATGATGGCTACCATGGTATCTAGTCAGCTTGCTATGCTTGCTAGCTCAGCTCAAATGGCAGGGGCAGGGCTTGCAATGGTAAGTGCTCAAGTCATGATGCTTGCTAGTGTATTTGCTACAGTCGGAGCGGCAGCAATGACATTGCAAGCTACAATGATGTCGCTTGGTATGGCAGTTAGCGCAGGCATGATGTCAGCGGTTCAAGCGGTAACGTCTGGAGCCATGCAAATGACGGCAGCTCTACGTTCTAGTGGCATGCAAATGGTTGCTAGCACGCAAGCCTTCATGAATCAGATTGTCGCAGCAGTTCGTAATGGCATGAATCAAGTGGTTGCGGCTATTCGTGCCGGTGGTGCTCAAATGGTATCAGCTATGCAAGCAAGCGGTCAGCAGTTAGTCGCAGTTACGCAAGCAGCGGTTAACCAAGCAGCAGCCGCAGCAAGAGCCGGTTATGGGGCCTTCTTCTCAGCCGGTGCTTACATGGGGCAAGGTCTTGCCGCTGGTCTTAACTCAGCTCTTGGAGCAGTTACAGCAGCAGCAAACGCCCTAGTAGCACAAGCGGAACGAGCTGCACAAGCTAAAGCCAAAATCCATTCACCATCTCACCTTTTCCGTGACCAAGTCGGTTGGTATATCGGTCTTGGTATCGCTCGAGGAATCGACGAATCAGCACCAGAGGTAGCTAATAGCCTTGATTACATCCGTGACCAAGTCAACGGGTTCAACGTTCGAGCTAATGCAATGTTGACTGGTGCCACTTCGAACATGGCAAGTCAGCTTAAAATGGAAGTCTTGCGAGATAAAACCCCAGACGCTACAATTTCAGCACGTCAAGAAGCCTATGCTGCACACTCAGCTGGTTTGCTTAGTGATGTGATTGACGCTCTTGGAGACCTCAAGGAACAAATGGCACAAGGTCAAAACATGGTGCTTGATACTGGTGCTCTTGTAGGTGGTACAATCAATAACTTCAACAGCGCCATTGACACAATCAAAACACTGAAAGGACGACACAGACTATGATTACTAAAATCAAAGAGTATATAAAATTTGGCGATTTCAATAGTCGTGATTCTGGGTGGTACCTTCAAAAACGTGAAGCACCCACACCGGACGAAAAAGAGATTGTCGAGTCTATCCCCTTCATGCAAGGGGTGCTTGACTTTTCTAGTGTTCTGGGTGAGCGAGTGTTTGAACCTAGAGAAATTACATACGAGTTCAAGCTACCATTTACGGAATACGAAGACCGTAAGACGGCTGAACGTATGATTAAGTCTCAAATGGTGACTAAGACAGAGCGGAAACTATTTGACACGCATGACCGCAGATATTACTGGATGGGGAAAATCAAACACATCAAGGTAGCTGATGATCCGATTAAGAAGAATCTGGTCGCTACCATCACATTTAAGTGCTATCCGTTCGCCTTTCACGAAAACGAATACTTCGATGACGTGTGGGACACTTTCGATTTTGAAAGTGATGATTCAACATGGACTAAATGGCAACTTGGATATACGAAATCAGAAAGGACAATCTACTTTGTTAATTCTGGTGATACATCTATCAGTCCAGTCATTTATTGCGATGAAGATATCACGCTTACTGATTCAGAGGGTGTAATTTACAACCTCAAGCGTGGTGAGAATAGGGAGTTTGCATTGACTTTGTATCAAGGCATTAACTATTTCAAAGCTAAAGGTAATGGCACGATTGCCATGCACTTTAATAATGAGGTGATGGCATGAGTGCAAGCGGTAAAATCGAAGTATTTAACATTAGTCACACAGGCTACGCTGTCAAGGTTTCAAACCTCAGTAATGACACTGGTATCAAAGGGGTATTGTTCCCGACGTGGAGCCGTGCAGAAAAATACGCCCCGAATTTCGGGAAAATAGCCGACCAGGACGACATCATTTGGTACGACGGCGTAGAGTGGGGCGGTAACTGGTACTGTACCATTAACGTATCTGACCACAACAACGAACATGGGGAGTTTTTAACCCATGTCTATGTTTCGGATAACAACGGACAACTCGTAGGTGTTGGCGGTGAAAAAATCGTCGTTCCAGAACCACCCGAAACCAAACACAAAGGCGGCTATGCGGTGTATTGGTGGAGTGATTTCAACTCACGCCGTTGGGATAAGCTTAATCGTACTACCACAGCACGCAAGACTATCCATGACCCGTACAGTCCAAGGGGTGGTACAGTTATCGTTGGTGAAATCACGCAAGCTCTAAACACGATTCATGAGTTTTCGTTTGCAATTCCTTTCACGCATCCACTCTATAACAAGATGGTTCCGTTTAAATCAATCGTCGAGGTGGTCAATCTCTACGATGGCAAAGTTGAGTTCGTGGGCAGAGTGTTGACATCGACGAACGAAATGACAACGGACGGTTTTGCTCAAAAAGTAGTGTGCGAGGATTTCCTTTCATTCTTGCATGATTCCGCTCAATGGTTCCAAAAGTTACCGAACCAAGGAGCAAGACCTTACTTAACTGAAATTTTAAGGGTTGCTAACGGAGAGGTCGAGGACTACAAACGCATTAATCTTGGCGCTTGCACGGTTAACAGTAGAACTGACAAGCCTTGGCGTTATCTTGGATATGAGAGCACTTGGGACTGTGTCAGAGAGCGTATCATTAATAATATCGGTGGCTATTTGACCATTTACGAACGGAATACTCGCTTATATGTCGATTGGACCGCTCAAATCGGAGAAACCAAGAAATCGCCCCTTCAGATTGGAAAAAACATCAAATCTGCCAGTCGGGCACTCGATTTTGATGGTTTGGCTACTCAAATCATGCCAATCGGGGCTGATATTCAAAAGGAACATCCAGACGAGGACCAAAGCCCAGACGTTACCAGAGAACAGTTGACTATTTGGCATGTCAACAACAACAGTGCCTATTTAGTGGATGAAGATTTGATGAAAGAGTTTGGTGTTATTCGTAAGGCTGTTATCTGGACGGAGATTGATGACCCTAAAACCCTTTTAGCCCGTGGTAAGCAGTATTTGAGAAACCAAAAAATCGCACTCGCAAAATGGACAATCTCAGCGGTAGAGCGTTACTTGATTGATAACCGGTATGACAAGTTTGAAATTGGGAACAAGCACCCGATTATCAACGCCCCTCTATCTGGGATTGAAACTTTGCAAATTTTAGAGAAAAAAATTGATATTCTAAATCCACAAAGTGTTGATTTAACCATCGGCTCACAATCTCAGTCACTTTCAGCATACCAACTTCAATTACAAGAAGCTGAAAACTCTATCGAACGCTTGAAACATAACACGTCGACAGCGAATAAAGAGAAACGCTTGAAAGCCCTTAAAGACCAACTCGCAGCACTTAAAAACAAACCTAGCTCAGCACCTACAGCCCCAACGGCACCAACACCGCCTGGTCCAAACGCATCAGCGGACGAGATTGCAGCTTACGATAAGCAGTACGCTGATTATCTCGCAGCCAGGGCTAACTATGACAATCAGCTTGTATCGTACAACATGGACGAACAAGAGCGTGCTAGAACGATTAAGGACGTAGAAGCCGAAATCGCTAGGTTGCAAAAAGAATTAAATGGAGGTAATTAAACATGCCAGAAATCGAAGCAGAGGGACGTTTGAACCTCTACGATGATGTGACGCCCTTGGAAAACACCAAGAATATCAGTGTTTTGACCAAGGCAATCCGTAAAAAGACAAGAGGGGCGGATGTCCGTGAAGCTATTGCCAAGGCCATTGAGACGACTTACGCTGACGGTGCTACTAACGGCAATACGAACATGGAAGTCATTAAAGCCCGTGGTCTTGCCGGCAATCTTGATGACCGTCTCAGCACTATCGAGAACACGCTTAACGGAAAGGCAAGCGCTGATTTTGTTGAGAAGAAATTCAATAAAATCGAGTCCAACGCACCGAAAGCAGTCCTCAGCTCGCTATCAGAAATCAGTAGCACATACCCCAACGGTGCTAACGGTATCGTGGTAGCTAAGGACACGGGCAAATGGTACTACTACGACGAAGGAGCTCGCTCTTGGAAGGAAGGGGGCGTTTATCAGTCCCGTGGGCTTGGTGGTAATGAAGTAACCGCTGATAATATCGACTTTGCCCAAGGCATCAAGCAAATGCTTACTGACCGAATTACAGGTACATTCTGGGTAGAAAATGGCGGGAAGATTATCAACGACAATAATAATGATTGGAGCCGCTATCTTCCAGTAAATCTATACAAGGGCAAGACTTATTACATTGTCGGTGTTCGTGGGGTGCTGTCTTATGTGACATCAGTGGACGGTAGCCGTATCATTAAGAAACTCGCTAACAGTGACGTTGTGACTAGCACAGAATATACGCCCACAGAGGACGCAATCCTCTATGTTTCAACGCAAAACGCTGACCCTAAACCTAAAGTGTTTAACGCATCAGTGTCAGAAATTGCAGCCGCTAACGTTGACATGAACAATCTTCCAGACGGTTACATCTCGCTTAAAATCCCGAAATTGTCAGTTGATGTCAAAGCTACCGACCTAGATTTTGTAACAGAGATTAAGCAACTTATTGACGAAAATACTTTCGTCCGTGGCAAGTATTACACCGGTACGGCTAAGCAGACGGGAGATGTGCCTTCATGGGGCATCTATCCGCCTTTCTATCTTGAAAAAGGTAAGAAATACGGTTTGAAGGGTGTCCGTGGATTCTTCACTTACTTTTTCAGCCTTGATGACCGTAAGTTGAAGCAATTCTCAAGCAATGACAGACTTATTGACGAGGATTTCACACCAACCGAGACGGGCTATTTGCTTATCTCACGACAAGTAGCTGACCAGCCGTCAAAACTTATCCAGGGCGGACTTGGTGCAGCATCTAAACTGCCAAACCTCACTTATGGGGCTAGTGCCTTGGAAAGTAACACGCCAATTGCTTTCCCTAAACTCAAAAATGAGTACACAATCAAGAAAGCAGCGGGAGATTTCAGCACATTAACGGAAGCTATCAAAGCATTGGGTCCTGGTAGTGCTGACAATCCTATTACCTTGTATATCCATTCTGGTGAGTATGATATCTTGCAAGAATTGGGCGGTGACAACTTCCTTCGTGAAGTTGAAAATAACGGGTCTGAGCGTCAAGGTATTGAAGTACCAGACTACGTTAATATCATTGGTGTCGGTGATGTCCGTCTTAAAATGGATGTTCCAGATGGCAAGACTACTCGTAACACGTCAAGCCGTATCAGCGTTTTGAACGCATGGCGACATAACACGATTAAGAACATCAAAATCACCGTTAGAAATACCCGTTACGCCGTCCATGATGAAACCAATAATCAGTACGCAAACAATGATATGAAATATATCGATTGTTACTTTGAACACCTCGGTAACAAGTCGGGTGTTTGGAACTCAACGCAAGCCTATGCGGCTGGTATGGGTTCGGGTGGTAGCTACCACTTTGAAAACTGTACATTCAAGTCAGAGGCTATCCCATTCTCAATGCACGATAACTTTAACGTTGAATCAAACCGTGTCAAGATTTCAAAATGTACGTTTATTACTGGTCAGGAAGATGTGGCAATTCGTTTTGGATCATACGGAACGGGCGCTAAAAAATCAATCGTTACCATTGAAAACTGCAATATCGACAAAGCTGTCAAGCTATTCGAGGAGCAAACCAACTCAGGGCATGGTAACCATTTTACCGTTTCGGGTGGTGGTAATACGATTGTGCCTTACATTAATATCAATAGTGCAGGACGCAAGGAACGTGTCGAATTTGCGGATGAAGTGAGGACGCTTAAAAATACCAGCCAGGCTAGAATCACAGTCGGTATGCCGGTGAAATTGGTTGGTAATTCAGTGCAACCATTGGGTGCTGACGAGCCTTGGCGTTTTTACGGGGTATCGCTTGACGATATCGAGCCTAACACCATGGGTGTGATTAAGTATGCGGGCTATATCGCTAAAGAAGATACTGGCATCAGCTCACTTACGATGGGTCAACGTATTGGCTTGGTCAGTGGGCGTATGGCATCGGTGGATTCTAACGACTTCCTCGCTTATGCCACAGACGGCAACAATATTCTTTTGAAATAGTTTTAAAAAAATGGGGTTTAAATAAATATGTTAAGGAGTGTTAAATGCACAAACCAGACGGAATCTTTGGTATCTTCCAAGTGGTCAAAGATTTCTACGACCATGGCATAGACGAGCATTTATGGGTGTTTCTGCTAATGGTTATCATTTTCAGTGACATTGCCATCGGTGTGTCCAGAGCTTGGGCCTTCCATGAGTTTTCAAGCTCAAAATTTAGAAAAGGGCTAGTCGGTCATATTGCCATGTTTACGTTTGTGGCCATCTTCTATCCGTTCGCAGTCTTCATGAATTTAGGTAGTGTCATAGATACATTTATCTTCGCAATGATTGCGGCTTACGGCTCAAGTATTTTGGCTAGTCTATCAGCTCTAGGGGTGGAAATCCCTTATATCGACAAGTACATCAAAAAAAATATTGATAAAGAAAAATTTGTTTTAACCTCAGAAAACGAGGATGAAAAAGGAGAAAAAGAAAATGATTAACTTCAAACTACGTTTGCAAAACAAGGCTACTCTTATCGCTCTTATCTCAGCGGTATTTCTCATGTTGCAACAATTCGGGCTTGAAATCCCACACAACATCCAAGAAGGTGTGAATACTTTCGTTGTGATCTTGGTAATTTTGGGTATCGTTACCGACCCAACAACAAAGGGTGTGGCAGACAGTGAGCGTGCATTAAACTACAACCAACCTCGTGAGGACTAGCTTATGTCTAGACTCATGACCTCTATCAACCAAATTGAAGGGGGTGACATTCTCAAGTCTGGGGATGCTACCTCAGTCTTTGGTTTTGAAATCTTAGGGGCTGATGGAAAACGCATGGAGTTATCCGGCACTGGTAAACTCACACTGTCAAATGACGAAACCGTGGCGTTGTATCAAGACGTAACCGTAGAGAACGGGCATTTTTCGTTCGTCATGGGTGACATCGTAGAGCCGGGCACATACTACCTAGAAATTAAACTGAATGGGCATATCTTTCCATCAAACAATTTCAAGGTGAAAGTTAAGAGTTCGCTTAACATCGGTAGTGCGATTCCATCAAAGAAAGACCCTAAACTAAAACTACTAGCGGATGAATTGCGAGATTCTGGGTACATTGCTGGTGGCAGTGATACCACGGAAGACCTCGTTAACATCTACAATCTAGCTAAAATTTGAAAGGAAACATAAATGAGTAAATTGCATGATTTCGCCCAAGCCGTTGGTGCAGATATCAAAGAAATAAAAACAGCGTTGGCTGGTAAGGCTGAGAAAGGCGAAGTAACCGCTAACGGTATCACTCAAGAGCAACTTAACACTGCAATCGCACAAGCTAAAACTGACCTTATCGGTGGTGCTCCTGAAGAGCTTGATACTCTTAAAGAGCTTGCTGATAAGATTGCTGCTGGTGGTGGTAATGTTGATTCTGGTATTATTACGAAAATGACCGAGCTTGGCACTCGGATTGATACCATCGAGCAAGAAGACCTTGTGAACGTATACAACACAGCGAAAGCGTGAGCCTATGAGTAAGTTCACAGAATTTGCTCAAGCCGTTGGTGAGGATATCAAGGAAATTAAAGGGAAACAATCTTCATCGTTGTCTATCGCTCAAGCATATGGACTATTTCCAACATACAATAACTTTTTTCTACAGGTTTTAGAACAAAATAAATTTGCGGAAGACCCACTTGTAACAAAATCTCAATTACCAACGAGCGAAATTGACGAGTTAAAGAAGAAGGTCGCTGATTTGGAAAGAATGCTTTCGGAGATTAAACAAGCTATTCAAAAATAATTTTAAGGAGGCCTACTATATGGCAACAGATAATGACATCATTGTATTCGCAGAGAATCTAGCTAACGCTGGCGTCGGTACTGATGCAGATGGATCGTGGGGGACACAATGCGTTGACCTGCCCAACTCTATCTCAATTAACTTCTTTGGCCGTGCCCTTTGGGGGAACGCCATTGACTTGCTAAACTCAGCGGCGGAAGCAGGCTATGAAGTCGAGTATAATCAAGAAGGGAACCTTGATAGCCGTCCACGTCGCGGGGCTGTATTCGTCATGGATACTACTTACATCGCAGGGCATCCATACGGTCACACTGGCTTGGTTATCGAAGATTCAGACGGCTACACCATGCGAACTATCGAGCAGAATATTGACGGCAATGCTGATAGCTTATACGTTGGCGGCCCTGCTCGTTACAATACACGCAATTTTGACGGTATTGTGGGCTGGTTCTATTTCCCAACCGACAACCAATCACAATCCCCTGCACCAACCCCAGCCCCGTTTGATGGTATAATTACTATCAACGAGGAAACCGGGACATTCACGGTTGAAGTATCAGCTCTTAACGTTCGAGCTGGTGCCGGTCTAGGCGCTGAAATCGTGGCAGTCTATGGAGCCGGTGAAACTATCAACTATGATGGCTGGTGTGATGTTGACGGCTATATCTGGATCAGTTACATTGGCGGGTCTGGTAATCGTCGCTATGTTGCAGTCGGACAATCAGAAAATGGTCGTCGTGTAACGTCATTCGGTTCATTCGCCTAAAATGTAAATAACAGACCACGAATCAAAATAAAATAAAAAGGAGTATATCACCTCCCGACAGACCACAGTTCGGAAATCATGGTGGTAGTGGTCGAAGCCCTAGCATTTGCTGGGGCTTTTTTTATTTGGTATAATATATCTATCCATCATAGGCAAAGAGCTACGAGGTTATCTCATAGCTCTTTTTTATATTTGTGATTTTCCTAGATAAGTGATACTATAGTCAGTGGAATACTTGGCGTCTTTCGATAAAAATTCTCGAACTGCCCCGGCTTTATGTCGGGCTTTTTTGTGTCTTCTTTGTATCACATTAGACATTTAATCTAAATAGAGGTACACTATAGATGTACTTTTGGACGATTACGTGCAGAATGTTTTTGTTTTTTTCATGCCGCTTGGTAGCTCATGCTGCCAAGTCTTTTTATGAAAAAGGGGGGCAAATAAGGGGCAATAAGTGTAAACTTTAGTAACTTTATGTGAGTTTTACCATCTATATCTTACACGCATATATCCTTATTTAATAGATTTTCTTCCTATTATATACGCATTTAAAATGGCACTAACAGAATACCGTGGTTTGAAATCATTCTACAACTTGAAAAAATAATTCTATAGTCATATAGAATAAAAAGAGGTTCCTTA